TCCAATATTAAGAGGTGGATTTGGTAGATACGAAGTAAAAACACCGACCGGTAAAAATTATGACGAACTTTAATTTAGACAATCTTAGTGAAATTATTGATGAGGTTTTAACAGAATTTTGTGTTACATACCCAATTCCAAATTTTAATAGTAAAGAGCAATTAGAACATTTACGTTCAGTATTAGAACAATTTGGTGCAGCAGCATTTACTGATGTAGAATTAATGGAAGCTATTAGTTTAGCACCAAAGAAATTTACGTTAGAAGCACCAAAGAAAGATGGTAGTGACCCTAAGTTAGATGCTATATTAAAAAAGAAAGTATTAAATAAAGATACTGGTAGAGAAGTAACGGTAGCATCTGCATTAAACTATAAGGATCAAAAAGGAGCTGGAGCAAGAGCAGCATATCATACAGCGGTTGGTATGTTAAAACAAAGTGGTTATAGTGAAAAGAATGTAGATATGGTGGATGACCCTAATCCGGAAGAACCACAATACTATGCTAAACAAAAACCACAAGTTACTCCAAAATCTAAAGTAGCACCGCAGGCAAAGCCACAACCACAACAACAAGTAGCACCTGCAGCTGCACCAACTAAAAAAACAACAACTGCACAACAACCAGTTAATGTAAATTTAAATGGTTCATTAAAAGATGTATTCGGTAGATTTGAAGATAATAAAAATACTAAGACAAGTAAAGATAATGTAGTTACGGCTATCAAAAGTGTTTATAAGGAAGTTGATAAGTTTATTAAAGATAAAAAGAATCCAAATCAAAAAGATCATATTGCAGTAAAAGCAACTTTACAAAAATTGTTTGGTGGAACATCTTTAAATGCAAGTGAAAAAAAGTTATTAGCAAAATATGTTAGAGTAGCAGAACCAACCGATGCAAACCCAAATGCATGTAAAGTATATATTGCACGTCAACCGGGTGTATTTAAAACAGCGGGTGCAGATAAACGTAGTAGAGTTTACGTTGGTGCAAAAGATAAATCTACTCCTGTAATTGGAGCTTTTAGACAATGGGCAACTAAAAATGGTATATTAGAATTAGCAACATCAACTTTTGGTGGTAAGAAAACAACAGCAAATCAAACGTTTATTGATGAAAAGGGTAATACCAAATTATTAAAAGGTGCAGCAAAAGTAAATAGAGATAAAAATGGTGTAGTACAAGCGGTTAAGATTGGTGGATTAAATATTATACGTTTAGACCCAAATGAAAAAGGAATTAAACCAAACGAAAGGAAATTAAGAGAAAGAAATAATAGAAACTTAGAAGAATATTCAGCTAAGATTGATGCAAATGATATGGACTTTATTGATATGGATAAGGGTGTAGTACCTGATTCTCCAAAAAATAGAGTAATAGTAATTCAACACGCTATTAGTGGAATGGCAAATCGTTTTAAAACATTAGCAGATAAGGCACAGGTTAGTGATAAAGAAACATTAGCATTAATTACGGTGTTAGATAATTTTAGTAAAAGAGACCCTAATAAAAATCCAAAAGAATGGTTAAAAGATTTTGAACATATTTTATCTAAAATAGCAAACCACGAAGGTGAGCCATCTTTGAGAGAAGGTTGGGCAAACTACGCAGAAATCTTTGTAGCAATTAAAGAAATGCAAGATAATGGTAATGGAACAGAACATGGTAAGTGTGCATTATTGCCACAATCACAAACATTAGAAACCGTAGATGTTATTACAATTAGTGATGGTATGGGTACAAATAGAATCGTAACATTGGATGGTAGAAGTGTTAAGAAAGGTGTGGGTGGTGCAAGTGCATTAACATCAAAAACTAGAAAATCTACATACAAAAATGACCCTAAAGGATTGATTAAAAAAGGTGTAATTGCATTATCCGAATCACATAACGTACCATATGGAATAACGTTAGAACAAAAATTAGCAGACCACAAAAAATTAAACGATGCATACCAATCTGAAATTAAAAAGAAAGCATTAGCATTAAACATAAAACCAGCGTTTATCAAACAAATGGAATCAGAAATGAAACCAGGTGGCAGAGCTGCTAAAAAAATAGCATCTGCATTGGGTGGGATTGCATTAGAAAGAAGTAGAGCAGGATTACCAATTGACAAAGATACATTAGCTAAAATTAAAATGCGTTTAGAATCATATTATATGTACACCGTGTTAGCACATGAAGCATACAATGAAAATGTTGATGTACAAGATTTTGCAAATGATTCGGTATTATCTCAAAAAGAAGATAGGGGTGGTGGAAAATTAGTTAAAGCAGGTGAAATTGAAATTGATAGTTCAAATGGAATTGATATATTAGCATATCCACAATCGGAATTCAATATTGGATTTAGTTTAGATGGTAAAAGTAAAAACCCTGGTGCAGGAAGATTTCATAATGCACCCAAAAGACAATAATGAAAACACAGTTACTATGTACGTTTAGTACTAAAACCGATGTGGAAAATCATATAGAATTAATTAAAAGTAATTATACATTAGCTTACAATTACATATATGTTTTACAAAACAAAAACATTCCAAATGAATTGTTTGTAACTTATAACGTAGTGGTAGAAAATGAACAACCAAACTTAGAAATGAAAACTATTTTGGTTCATAGAAAAAAGCAAAGTAATACATTATATACAATCAATGCATTGAATAATGTTATTATGGAAGCTACTGGTGGACAATTAGATAATAAATTTGAAGTTGATTGGGAAAAATATAGAAATTGTATTTTAGTTACAAATACAGATGGTGTTAAAAAAATATACACTAGAGTATTTGATGTAATAGATTTAACAAAATAATTATGATTATATGGTTAACGGGACAACCTGGTAGTGGTAAGACAGTATTAGCAGGTTGGTTAAGAAGTATTAGTAATTTAAATAATAGAGTTGAAGTAATTGATGGTGATGATATAAGAGAAATATTTCAAAACAAAGATTACTCCGAAGCAGGTAGAAGACGAAACATAGAGCTAGCACAGAATCTAGCACTATTCCTACATAAAAAGAAATTTAATGTTATAGTTTCATTGGTATCACCTTATAGAGACCAGAGAGAATCTTTTAAAGAAAAATTAGGAAATGATATAAAAGAACTATACGTTCATTGTTCAGATGATAGAGGAAGAAATCATTTTCACGTTCAGAACTACGAACCACCTTTGGAAAATTTTATTGATGTAGATACTACAAATGAAACACCCTTTGAAACTTACGAGAAAATCAAAGAAAAATTAGGTTTTTATTAAAATAAGTTGTAAATTAGAGTTATGAGAAAAAAATACGCATTATTCATCGGAAGATGGCAGACCTGGCACGCAGGACATGAGTGGTTAATCCGTCAACAATTAGATAAGGGAAAGGATGTTTGGGTAGCAATTAGAGATGTTGCCGAAGATGAGAATAATCCAAAATCAGCATACAAAGTTATGATGGATTTAATGGAAGAACCATTCTTTCAAGAAAATATAGATAGAATTTTAGTAAGTATCATTCCTGATATTGAATCAGTAAACTATGGTAGGGGTGTAGGATATGATGTTATCAATCATCCACCACCTGCAGATGTTGAATTGATTAGTGGAACTAAAATTAGAAAAGGTTATATGGATTCCAATGGAGATGTTATAGAATATGCCATTGATTAAGAGACACATAGCAAAATCTATATCCTATCGTATTGTAAGTACTGCCATTGGATTTATTATAATGTGGTGGGTAAGTGGTTCAATTAAAGTAGGTGCTGCCTTTGGGGTAGCAGAATTAGTTTATAAACCTATTCAGTATTATTTCCACGAACGTATTTGGTACAAATGGATTAAGTATGGATTAAAAAAAGATAAATAAGTTATATGCCAGCAAAACCAAAAATAAGAAAAGAAGATTTATTACCAAATTTCAAACACACACCTCCACCACCAACAAAGGAAATGGTAAACGGCCCTCAACACTATGGTGGTAAGGATAATCCATATGAAGTAATTAAAGTATGTGAAGCATGGGGATTAGACAAAGATGCTTACTTATTCAATGTAGTTAAGTATGTTGCAAGAGCAGGAAAGAAGGATGCAGCAAAGGAACTAGAGGATTTAAAGAAGGCAATATTCTACCTAAATCGTAAGGTAGAAAATCTCTCCAAATAATTTGGTAGTTTAAAAAAAATATCGTATCTTTGATATATAAGAAATTGAGATTATTGATATTTATACGTGAGATTAAATCGCGATAATCTTAAAACTTAAACAAACAATTTTTAAAACTTAAAACAAAAACAGCATGAACATTAATGCAATTAAGCAACGTCTTAATTCGTTGCAAAACACATCGAAGAAAACCGATTCATTGTGGAAACCAAAACCTGGAAAGTACCAAGTTAGAATCGTACCTTACAAATTCAATAAGGAAAATCCTTTCATTGAATTGTTATTTCACTACAACATTAACAACAAAACTTATTTGAGTCCAGCTTCTTTTGGAAGACCTGACCCAATTTTAGAGTTCGCAGAAAAACTTAAGAAATTAGGTGATACTGAGAATTGGAAAGCGGGTAAGAAAATGGAACCAAAGTTAAGAACATTCGCACCAATTGTCGTAAGAG